GGATTAATAATTATTTTATTTTTTGGTGTTTGAGTTTTAGGAGGTTGACCACCACTCAATCCAGTAGTTTTCATAGGTTGGTAATCATCCTTTTTAGGAGGTTGACCACCACTCAATCCAGTAGTTTTAATGACTTTATATTCGTCGTCTTTATTATTTTGTTCTTTTAAAAATTCTTTAAATCTAAACATTACTTTGAATCTTCATCCTCTACTATATGACCGTGCCAAATATAATGATGAATAGTATGGCCATCATGATCTTCGTTAGAAAGTTTTTCTGGTTCTGGATGAACATGTAATTTTTTATTTCTTTTTAATAAAAATTCATGTTCAGAATTAATAGATGACATATGACCAATATACATTCCGTGTTTTGATCCTTCTGGAATCTTAATTTTTAATATATGTTTTTCACGATTTTTACCGTCAGTAGATATAATAGTTTTCGCAAATTCTTGCGCTATAGCAGGATGCATGGAAGAAGAAGTATATGCAGGCATTTTTAATTTATGAACTCTTTTATTTTCTTCTCTATCTATAATTCCATGTTTTGCATCAGCGTCACTAATACTACCTTTTAATCCAGAATAAACATACATATCTCTTGGGGCAGGATGATTTTCAATGGCTTCATCTAATGGTTTTATTTTGTGGCCCATACTTAGTTCTAATTCATCATCATCGATATATCCCTTTGCATGTTCCATCAATGAACCATTTATTCCATACGAACCAGAGCCAGAATAATTTTCAATTATTCTTCTATGTTCTGGATTTTCTAATTTTGGATAACCTCTTGAATGTCTTCCAATTTGGTCAAACAATATTTGACGTTTATATTCAAGATCATATGCTTTTTTTGTAGAATCTGGATTATGTTCTTTAAATAATTTTTCTTTTTCTTTGTAATGTTCCATAGAACTAAAAAGCGCATCAGGATGGGTAGCAGGATGCTTTTTAACATCATATTTTGGTTTAGTTATATTTCTATTAGCACGAATCTTATCTAAGATTTTTTCTTCTAATTGATCTTCTTTAATCGGATTAATCGTAAACCCATTAGGAGATTTTGATTTTTTTGGCTTAGGTTGACCACCGGATAAACCAGAAGTTTCCAAAGTTTTATATTCATCTTTGGGCTTTTGTTCTTTTGGTTGATTAGCAGAATGGCCGGCAGTTTCAGTTATTTTATAACCGTCATCTTCATTTGTTTGTTCTGTAAAATATTTAAATTTAATCATTAAAATTTTTCTTTTTATTTAAATAATTTAATCTTGCTTTTCTCATTTTCTGTTTACTTTCTTCTGAACGTTTTTTGCCAGTATTTGATTTAGCACGTTTAGCAATACTTTCTGGTGTATTGGAATTATATCCAGAAAATGGTTTTCCTTTTTTACTTTCAGAAATTTTTTTACGTGTTTCTTCTGAATTTTTTTTAGAAGCACTAGCTTCACTTATAATTTTTTTAATTTCTTCTGAATGTTTTTTGCCATACATAGGATTATTTTTACCAGATTGGGATTTAGACATTTTTTGCAAAGTTTCTTTGGAATGTTTTTTACCTAACATTCCAAATGTTCCATACCCATTATTTTGATTTAACCAATCATTATTATTAATAGCATTAATTTTTTTTAAAAATTTTGTTTCCCAATTAATAGCATCTTTTTTATTTTTAAATATTTTTCTTATTTGATAATCAAAACTATTTAAACCGTATTCTTCTATAAGTTTTTTAACCTTAACAGAAGAAGAAAAATATTTATTCCATAAATCATTTGGATGGCACCCATTTTTAAATCTAACTCCATAGTATTTTTTACCAGTTGGTTTATGATATAGATAATAAGTAAATGGTGTTGTCATAGTTATATCCTTATTTAGTTATTGATATAACTATTTATATGATTTTACCGATTTAGATCAGAACTTTCCATTAAAACTGAAAGGGTCCTTGTCAGAGAAGTCTAGATAATCATCGGCCTCGTTATCAATAGCTTCATTATCACCAAACTTATCAATATCATCTAGAGACATTTTTTCTAGCATTATAACATGACCAGTTTCAGTTAATAACATATAACTATCTTCTGTATCTATTGAATAATCGTAAGTATCCATAGAGAAATTCTTTTGAAGGTTATCAATTGTTTCAATGCCAGTTGTAAATTTTTCAGAAGCATATTCAAACAATTCACATGTTATTTCAAATGAAGGCATATGACCTAATTGATAAAAATATTCTCTAGCATTTACATATTTAATTTCAAATAGTTTTTCATTTAATGGAAAATATATTAAATCACCTTCTCTAGGTCTGGTAATTGTTGTTTCATGTTGTGTAATTTCTTCTTCAAATGATATTCTAGAAACAGTCAAAATCATTTGATCACGGATTTCCAAACCAAATTTAGACATGAAACTACCATCACCAGTAAATCCATCAAATGATTTTAGATACATTTCAATTTCATATGTAGAATCAAAATAATGTAATGGGTCTTGATCATATACTTTATCAGTATTGTCGGAACGTCTAGGCAGATATAAGTAATCATCCCCATGAATCTTAATTGCTTCACGGACTAACGAATCTAATAATCTTTGTTCGCTTTTAGGAGAAAAATTACTTGAAAAATACCTATTTGTTGCCATTGTTAACCAATCATATCACCAACTGGTAGAGAAAATGTATCAATCATTTCTCTTTCTAATTTAGTTAATTGTTCAACTGCTTCATCATAAATTTGTTGGCCATTAAATACTAATCCACCAGTAATAGGCAAATTACCATATTTCTTTAAGTTATTACCCCATTGTTTTTTAATCAATTCTGATGTATATTTAAATAACCATCTATCGCCCCAAACATTAGGGTAAATATCTGGATCAACGATTTCATATGCTTCGACCACAAGATATTGACCTTCAGCAACATAATTCCAATCCATATCAATATGAAGCAAATTTCTATGTCTATTATATCTAATTGGTTGTTGCCCAACTAACATTTCTTCAATTAATGATAGATGTGATCTAACCATGTAATAAGGAACTAAAGAAACAGAAGTAAGGGTATATAAATCGTTCAAAGCAATTTGATAACGAATATTGAACATATCACCCATACCATAAGTAGTTCCTAAAGGAAATACTCTCACTGCACCGATTATATTTTCTGGCAATTCAATATACTTATTAGTAATGGTATTAGCTGTTATTTGATGCTTATAATACAATTTTTCAGAACCATCAAAATGATAATCCCAATAATATTTTAATGCTTCATCAATACGATCTTCTATTTGATCATCTGAAATATTAATTTCAATAACACCATCACCAAGCGATCTTAAGCAATATGCTTTAAATTCTTCTCTAGTTGTAGGAGTAGCCATTATTCTTCAGTTTCTTCTTTGATTACGTTATCAAACAAATTTTCAAACATTTCTTGCATTTTTTGTTTTGCACGATTTGTTTTTTCTAATCTTTCTTTATAATGATTAGGTAAACCAGTTTTACGATTGACACCATTTATTTTTTTAGATACAGTTAAACAATCATCTTTATCAGCATTTTCATTAATGCCTCTATCATACCAATATACACATGCTGTATAAACTGATACTTCAGGGTCTTTTGCTAATTCTGGATTATTAATTAAATCATAACCTAACGCTTCACCATATTTCTTATAGTTAAAACGTCCTGTTAATTGGATCATACCACGACCTTTAAATCTACGGCCATCGCCCGGTTGTGTATTACCTAAATCTTTTCTGCCTTCATATGCCGCACCTGATGCATATTCTTCTAATGTTCTAAAATGATCAGATTCGTGGCAACATTGGGCCAAAAAGTGAGCCAATCTTAAAGGTGTATCTATCTCATAATCATAACATGCTTGTGGTAAATATTGAATAATACCTTCTGCAACTGATTTTTTGATTGGGGCACCAGCGATATATCTTAAATGTTCTAATGTTACCATGTGTTTAACCTCTTAATATTATATTTATTATTTCTCATAACTATATTTAGGTCTAATCATGTTTCCTTCTACTAATTCAATTTCTTGACCAGTTAATAATTTAATAGCAAAAACAAAAAATGCCATATTATAAGCAAATTCTGAATTACATGTTGATACAAAATTATCACCTTCTTGATACATACAAGCACCTTTACATAATTGTAATAAAGGACATGAACTACATTCTTCTCTTTTTGACCAATGCCAAGATGTATTTAATGATACTTTGTCCATTAACATTACATTACCAATTCTGTGCTTTCCTTTAGCACCAACATTTTGACAAGTCATCACATTACCTAATAAATCGACGGCCATTTGATCGTCCCTGTCCATTTGACAATTTTGATAAAGAACATTAGAAGGTCTATGATTTAATAAAGATTCAACTATTTCTCTTATTTTTCTTGAAAATGTCCAAGTATATGAACCATGTTTTTGAATTGCAATAATAAGTTTTTGACCCATATCATCTAATTGTTCTTTAGTAAATGATGAAGTTTCGTCACCATTATAATCATGAACAATACCTTCAAAATTACATCTAGGATTTAATATTTGTGGAACAGGATAGGTACTCCAAACAACAGCTTGTTGTTTTTCAGGCAATGCGTTAATTCTATCTAACACATCTTTATTCAATCTATTATGAAACCATTCTATAATAGCTGAAGGATCATAAGAAACTGAAGAAAGAACTGATAAAAATGACCAACTAATTTTTTTAGAATCGATGTATCTAATCATTTCTAATAAATTCATGTCTGGTTCATCAAATGGATCGGGGCCTCTAATATGTTGACCGGGACCATCATGGGAAATTGAAATAGAAAATCCCCATTCTTTTAAGTCATCAATAATTTCTTTTGTTAATAATGAACCATTAGTTACAATACCAAAAGAAACATTAGGAAATTTTTCTCTTAATTTTGGTGCTAATACTTTAATTTTGTGCCAATACAATAATGGTTCGCCTCCCCAAAATTCAATCTTTTCTAAATCAGTTGGGTCTAGCCATTTGTCTAATTGTTTTAAAAATATATTAGCATCGGCAGTCGATGTTTTTGTTGCCTCTCCTATTTGGGTAGCTTGTAAACAATATGAACAAGAATAGTTACAACCTAGACCTAATTGAATTTTAATTCTTTTTGGTCTGTTGTGTTTTTTGCCGGGAGTTTCAGGAGATATAGCATATGCTTCAGGATAGTTTAAATAATCAACAAAAGGTACTTCTGGAAATGAACCTTCTTTTCTTAAATCTAATGGAAATAATTCTGATCCATCTTCATCGGTAAATGATGATGTATGTTGATCATATAAAAAATATCTTTTTTCATTTGTTTGGTTGTCAATATAATGTAGTTTAAATGTCATTAAATAATTACCTCTGGTTTTTTCATTTTTACAATTTGTTGTTCGGTCAATGCAGGATATGGTAATAGATATGAACGAGGATCAGGACGTTTAATATAAGGTTTTAAATAGTCACCACCAATATACTCATTAACAGGTATATAAAATCCTGCCGGAACAATTTCTTCTATAGTTCTAGTATAGTTATATAATTTACAATATGGTGAAGATGATGGTCTAACTAATCCAGTAGATACATTTGGTGTTAAAGTCCATAATGTATCAAAACCATCGGCTTCAAAATCTTCAACCGCTTTATTTGTTAAATAAAATCTGATATCGGCATTTTTACCATCAATTGTTCTTTCATATGTATAGTTGGCAGAAGTGGCATAAAATCCCATAGAATATTGGCCGGGATATCCTAACCATTCATTGAATTGAATAAAGCCCATAAGCTTGTCATATATATCAAAATATCCATAAAATTTTGCCCCCAAAATATACGAATCTCTTATAATTTGTTGGGCCATAAATTCTATGGATTTTCTAGGTACGTCTTTATATTGTAATTTATCGCGAGATAGAAAAACATCACTCATTTGTAATCTATCTTCTTCTGTGGTAATTAATCTGATATTTTCCATAATTTTACTATCTTTGTTGTGGGTGAAATGTTAGTTAAATCTATTGGTTCTGTTACATTAATTATGTTTGGTTCTGGTTCACAAATAACTAACCAATGTTGGTTTGGATCATGTTTATATTCATCTTTAGTTATCATGGTTCTTCTATAAAAAACAGGAGGAATATCTTTTGGTAATAAACAGAAATAATATCCATCATCTTTTGTAGAAGTTACTTTACAGTTATTCCATGTTTCTATACGTAATCTATCAACTACTTCATTATGTCTTATACAATATAGTTTATCATCCATCCATGATTCAAATGGTGTATCTAAGTATATAGATATTGAATTCATAGGAATTATTAGAGGATCGTTGACTTTTATATCTTTAGGCCATTCTAATCCAGAAGATACTTGATCAAAATTATACGGTTTACTCTCACCTTTAGAAAATATAAATTTCCATAGTACAAAATTATCAAATTTATATTTTATTGTTTTCATTCTCTATTATCCTAAATTGGTAATCATAATTTCCATCATCATGAATAGTTGCTTCAAATTCCCCGGTTTTGTTTTTTAATTCTGCTATTCTGTTTTGTAATGTTTTATCGTTTTTTCTTTTTAGTGCTCTGAATTGAGCCCTAGGAACATTTATTAATATTTCATTATATATAGCAGTATCATCTTTTTCAATAGGTAAATAAAATTGTTTAATAATAGAACCAATTTCACAAGTGTATTTTATAGTAGCCAAGCCACTATCAGAAATGTCAGTAATAATATAATTTATTTGCATAAACAATCACAAGCACAAGCACAAGCATCAATTACAGGAGTGGTACTATAAAAATCAAAAATTGATATAGCACCTGAAGGAAAAGTATTATCAACATAAGATGATCCTCCTGTAACAACAGAACGGTAACGGCCTCTATAATAATTTAAATCATATTGACCATATATGGTTGAGCCACCAGTCATACCAACAGTAGCATAGCCATTTGCACCTGTTCTGTTACCCCAAGAATAAACTGTTGCAGGGGCATCGGCTAAAGGATCATAAGCAAAATTTCTAATAGTATATATACTTAAAGCACCTGTCGATGCTAAATTTGTTGTGGCCATTTATTATTCTCCAAATTTCTTTTCAATATCTCTGATGCGATCTTTCAATTCATCATTTTCTTTAGACAATTGCTTGACAGCGTTAACTAGTAATGGTATCAATTTTTCTGGTCTAACTGTTAAGTACGGTTCATCTTTATCTATTATAACATCAGTTCTATTAAATTGCAATGGTTGAATTGCAACCGCTTCAGGAAATACTTCCTTAATATTTTGGGCAATGAAACCAGTTTCTACATCAGTAGATTCTCTATTTAATAACTTCTTACCAATGTCATTGAATTTAAATGATACAGGAGTTATTTGTTTCAATTTTTCTAATGAATCTTGTTGAGATAAATGAATAATATCTGTTTTAAGTCTGAAATCAGAAAAATATGCGGTAATATTTCCAGTGGCAGAGAAATCACCAGAACCACTCATTTGCCATAATGTTGAACCGCCATTAGGTCTAAATTCAAAGTTAGTACCACCAGAGTTACCACCCATGAAAATAGTTGAACCTAAACTATTAAATAAGAAACGATTTCTAGAATCACCAGAGTTATTCCATTCTGCCACATCAAAAGTAACATTAGATAATCTGCTTGTTCCGGCTGGATCAACATAATAACCAGAATCGCCGGAATCATAATATATAGGAGCATAAACATCACCAGTAAATGTATCACCAGCTTTATTAGCAGGAGTGTATCCTAATGTTGTATATGGAGTAGAACCATTAATATATAAACCAGAAGTATTAACAACTGCATTAACTGTTGAGTTACCAATTTTTAATCTAGCAGTTTCAAGAGAAGTGTTTGAACCAACGTTAACTGTTGAAGTAAATGTATCACCAGCTTTGTTAGCAGGGGTATAACCTAGAGCAGTTACTACGTTAGTTATATAACCAGCATTATTAGCTAATTGTGATAAATTAGTTAATGATGTTTGGGTCCATACAGGAGAACCGACAGAATACATACCAGTAGCGTTAATAACGGTGGTTCCACGTACAATTACTGATGAATTCACTGTTGTATTAACAGTTGAATTACCAATTGTTAATGTAGATGTTGATAATGAAACGTTTGCACCAATTAAAATAGAACCAGTAAATGTATCACCAGCTTTATTAGCAGGAGTGTATCCTAAAGCTGTTACAACGTTAGTTATAAATCCTGAGTCATTGGTTAATTGGGAAGTGTTAGTTAAGCTAGCGGTTGTCCAAACATTGGCAGTTCCAATTCTAAACATTGATGAGTTAACACTAACATTTATTGAAGTATTTCCAATAGTTAGCATAGATGAATTAATTGCTAAATTGCCGCTTAATACTAATGCAGTAGAATTTAATGATGCATTAACAGTAGTATTGCCAACAAATACTCTAGAAGTTGAAAGAGATACGTTTGAACCAACATTTACAGTAGTTGTAAATAAACCATTAGCACCAGAAAATAATGTTGCAAAAACATTTCCTGTTGTTAATGAAACAGAATTTGCAAAGGTATTAACAGTAGAGTTACCAATATGTAATCTATTAGTATCTACATTAAATGTGAATTGGGAATTTGCACCAAATGATCCTGATGCATTATATTGAATCCAAGTATTAGAACCGGTTGGATCAGTTGGTGGAGAGGCTGTATTTCCGGGCGGACCCCAAGATGAGCCATTATATACTTCAAGATATAACAAATCTGTATTCCATCTTGTGAAACCAGCTTGTGGTGAAGATGGACGTTGTAATGTATTACCTGATGGCAATCCTGCCGCATCAGTTGCGTTAATATAAAATGAAATGTTTGATGATGCTGCGTTAATCGCAACTTTGTTTGATGCAGCATTAACTACAAATGAGTTATTAGCTGATACTATAAAGCCATTCTTGACTTTAAAATCTTTGTCTGCCATAGTTCCCTATCCCTATTAAGAAGTGTTGTTCTTATATTTATTTAATTCATTTTCTAAATGATCTACTTTATTTGATAATTCTTTAATAGCTTGGATTAATAATGGAATTAATCCTTGTTGATTAACAGTTAAATAATTTTTGCCAGATTTTGATTTCAGTGTTCCATCAGAATAATCAGAATCAAAAGGAGCGATTTGAACAAGTTGTGGAAATATTTTTTCAATTTCTTGGGCTAATACACCGATTTGTAATGTTTTATCATCGGTATAACCAAATGATTTGGCTAGTTCATTTGTTCTATAATAAACACCAGAAATAGCTTTTACTTTTTCAATAGCATTAGGAATTATTTCAATATCAGTTTTCAAACGCATATCAGAATAATATGCAGTAATATTTGCTGTTGCTCTAATTTCACCTACAGTACCAGATTGTGTTGTACCTACGCCTAGAGAACCGCCAGTTCCTAATATAGACATACCAGTAGAATTAATAGTTGTATTAACGGTAGAATTGCCCGCAAAATGTGCAGATGTATTCATATATACATTTGAACCGGCATATACTTGTGTACCAGATTGAATAAATCCAGAAGAATAAACTATACCACCTTGAACATATAATGATGATGAATTTATAGTAGCATTTACAGTCGAATTGCCTATAAACAAAGAAGAAGTTGATAATTTAACATTTGAACCAGCCAAAAATGTTGCCATAGTTGTAACATTTGCAGTAACATTAAGACCAGCAGTTGCATTTGCATATAAAAACATAGTTCCATTTGTGTTAGATAGAACAAATGTTTCAGCAGATGTATTATGTGAGCCCAAGTAATATCCTGCTAATGTTGTATTAGCTTGAATATACATTGACCACGGCTCACTATTTGCAATGAATATTGAACGTTTATTTACAACACCAAATCCGGTTACAGACGCCGCAGGAGATATTAAAGTATAGCTTCCGCCACTAGTATGTTGAAGATATGAAGAATTTGCAAATATGCTTGCACCACCACCAACTATAGAAAAATATGAAGAATTAACTATAGAATTGATAGTTGAATTACCCATAGTAATGTTGCCAGCAGTATTTTCTAACCATACTTGCCCATTACCAAAAAATGTAACAACGTTTGCAATTGCGTTAGAACCAGTTGGTGTTGTTCTTAATCTTATTAATGCACCAGCGGCAGTGTTAGTATGTGCTTCTGTTGTTACAGATAATATTTGTCCAATAGTATTATAAGCATTTCCTGATGCATTATAGCTTTGCCATAAATGAGCGCCCAATTGATCAGTAGATGCTGGCGGTGTAGGAGTAGCGGCTGTACCACCAGAACGTCTCATTATTAATCTAGGATTAACAGCAAACCCTTCTAATACTACATCAACTTGACCACCAGTAGATAACGCATGAAAACCAACATTTGTTGATGGTAATGGTTGAGTATGACCTGTTGAATTAGAAGATAATTTAAAAATAGATGAATTAGATGCAGCATTGATAGTTGAATTACCGACAAACAATACAGATGTGTTCATGAATACATTTGAACCGGCATAAACAGAAGAACCACCTTGAACAAATCCAGCAGCATAAACATAATTACCAGTTGTAACACCATTAGAGAATACACCAAAGGTCGAATTAACTGTTGAATTAATAGTTGAATTACCAATAATTAAAGTTGCTGTAGTTAATTGAACATTCGAACCGACATTCAATTGACCTGACATAGTATCGCCGGTTTTTAATACATAATCACCACTTGCTCCACCAACTGCAACACCATTAACATAAAATCCAGATGAATTAGTTACAGTGTTTTGTGTAGAGTTACCAATTGATAAAGTTGAAGTTGAAAGAGTAATATTTGAACCAACTGTAAATGTACCTGTATTAGTAAAACTAAATCTGTCAGTCGCATTAATTTGGTCAAAAACTGATAATGAACCAGCACTAGAATATAACACCCAAGAACCAACATTTGAATCTCTACGAAATAGAAGAAGACCAGCCGATCCGCCTCTTGAAACAAGCAAATCTGTATATGTAGTGCCAAACCATGCTGTTGCACTAGGATTATAAACATAGGTTGAATTTGCTTCAAAAAATGTTCCAAGTTTCATAGATGACGAATTTATAACTGCATTAACAGTAGAATTGCCTATGAATAAAGATGATAAACCTAGTGATACGTTTGATCCAACATTTACCGATCCAGTAAATGTATCACCAGCCTTATTTGCAGGGCTATAACCCAAAGATGTATTAACCGATGTTATGTAAGCAGCATCATTAGCCAATTGAGATACGTTAGTTAAACTAGCGGTTGTCCAAACATTAGCAGAACCTACAGTAATAACAGTCGAATTAGCAACAACATTAACTGTAGAATTACCTATAGTTATAGGACCAGAAAATATAGGTGTAGTTGTGTTAGCAGGAGTATAACCCAATGATGTAACAACGTTTGTTATATATCCAGCATCATTAGCTAATTGAGATACATTAGTTAAACTACTAGTTGTCCAAACATTAGCAGTACCAATTCTAAACATTGATGAATTGGCAGATACGTTAACTGTAGAATTTCCAATTAATAATGAAGACAATGTAAGTTGAACATTTGAACCCACATTTAATTGGCCGGTCATTGTGTCACCGGCCTTATTCACAGGAACATAACCTAAACCATTGGCAGAATCCGCAGGGACATAACCAAGTGCCGCAATGATTTGAGTATTAGAAATGTTTGTTACAGTATTAGAAACGTTTGCAAAAAGTGCTGAATTAGCTATATTTGCTGTTAAAGCATTATTTGATGTTTGGGAAAAGAAAGTAGAATTGATAGTAGCATTAACGGTAGAGTTACCTATGCTTATAGTATTGGTTGTTTTATTATATGTAAATGATGCATTGCCAGCAAAGGTATTAGAATCATTAAATTGTATTTGTGTATTTAAACCACCTGGAGTTGCATTACCTCCCCCACCATTACCAGAACTAGTTAATTCAAATACAGTATTGCCGTCTGATGAATATAATTTTCTATCAGTTACGTTAATAGCTAATTCACCACGTTCTAATGTTTCTGGAATAGCATTGGCAGTTATAGATTGTTTAGGTTTTATTTTATTTGTCATTACCTAGTTACTTGTGGATTTACGACTATTATACCTTCAGCAAATCTTGAAACATTACCATCAGTTGTTAATTCACAATCATAAACATATGTATTGCTTACTAAATTAGAAGTTTGATTTGCTGTTAAAGAAAGTGTTAAAACACCATTATTAGATATATTTATTGTAAAAGCCACAGAGTTTGTAGAGGTATAATGTCTTCTTAACATAGCATTAGCAGTATAACCAGTGGTGTCTATGTTATCACCATTCGAATCAACGATGTTAAATGTATAAGAAAATGTTGATCCTTGATCAATGAAAAAATTAGTTTTTCTAGACATATTAAGCCTTTAACATTGTTTTCATTATTTTAAGTTCTGTAACTGCGGTCGAAGGCACGAAATTCAATTTAACATGGGTTGCATTTGAATTTGCAGAAAATGTTCCTAATGCACCGTTAGAAGCAATCATACCATATTCAGTTATAAATGTATTAACAGAAGGATGATGTAGAACTAACATTTTTGATAATTGATATGATGTATTTGATGACTGTTCAATTAAATATTCAGCCGATGTGTATGAGGCAATCAAAAATGAATCAATCACTTGTGCATCAGTGTTTGATGTGGTATAGTCAATGGCTCCTACAGGATTGCCAGTGTATGTTACAAATGATGAATTAACTACCGTATTAACAGTAGAGTTGCCGATAGAAATCACATCGGTTGTCATAGATATATTACCATAAGATACATTACCTACTAATAATAAAGTATGGGCAGATAAAGTAAGATTTGCCGATGAATTAATTGATGAATTAACAGTAAAGAAAATGTTATTAGGTGAAATAGTTACATTCGAAGTCGCATTTAACCAAATAGCATTAGTTGCAGAAATTACGGCATTGACTGTAGAATTACCAATTGTCAATCCTGTTGAATTAACTATTACATTAGCACCAGAATAGAAACCAGTAGTATTAACTACTTGGGAACCTCTAACAATAGCAGATGAATTGATAGTTGTATTAACAGTAGAATTACCTAAGGTTAATCCGGTTGAATTAACTGTTACGTTGGCACCGGCTTTAAATCCTAATGAATTGGCAGTTGAATTAACTGTTGAGTTGCCCCATGATGTTAAAGCACCAGAAATAGTTGAATTACCAATTACCACATGGGTTGTATTAACAAATACGTTAACGGTAGAATTACCAACAGTTAATACAGAGCCATTAACATGGGCATTAGAACTGATGATAAGTGTTTCAGAAGATTGAACATTACCGCCTCTCAAAGAAGATGTAACGATTGTATTTGAACCAAATATACCAATAACAAAGGCATTACCTGTAGTGGTAGCACCATTAGCTAAATTGTTAGCTGTTACTATTTCTGTACCAAATGCGCCGATTAAATCATTTACTCTATTATATAATACTTCAAATGTTTCATTAGCCGCAGCATTAACAACTGATATTGTTCTTGACATTCTTTTTACACTTCTTTATTAATTAATTTTAAAACTTGATCTAATTTGAAAGAAAGATCAGCTACTTTATCTTCCATATCATTTAATTTTTTGGCACGTTTTATTTGTTCACGATAAGAGACTAATTCGTGTTTATTATGATTATGAATTAATCCCTTATCGTCTTTTACGAAACCATCATGATTTGTTTTATAATATTTAGTCATTATGATGATACTGATACTGTTCTAATGTCTTCTATTTTAGGAACATTAAATTGAGAGTTTGATAAGAATACAACTTTTAATGCAAATGAATTATAAGTATCAAATTCAATCATATCTGAATTATAATATCTAACAATATTATCATTAGTCTTATTAGAAAATGCTTGCGCTTTGAATTGTAATTTATCAATTTTAAATCCAGAACCAACTACAGAATTATTAGTAATTGGATCAGATAGAGTTAATAATGTGTTATTAGTTATAGATTCTACAACACCAACTACATAGCTATTACTGAATAATGGAGAATAAATCTTAATTAAATCATTAACTGCTAGATTTGATGTAAAGGTTGTACCAGAACCAACAACATTTGAACCTGATAAGGTTGTAGTAGCCGAACCACTTAATGTAAATTCTGTATTAGGATATAATCCTAACCCGTAAGTTAATTCAACAAGATGAGAACCATTGGCAGAATAAATGCCGCCTGAATCATTTTTATATTCTAATAATGTCCAATCTTTATCATCAAATGCATCAGAATCATTTTTGTTATAAATCTTGGCATATACTTTCAAATCTGTTCCAACTGGTCGAACGGCTGTTAAATAAACAAGTAAATCTTCGGCTGAATTATCATCTTCTAAGTTAACTTTAGTTGTAATATGTTTAGAATATGCATTACCATATTTTGTATGTTCATTGGTGTAATCATTGTTAATATTATATCTATAATA